CGGCGAGCGCGCATGGTCGGCGTTGTTTCAGCAGAACCCGATGCCCGCCGGCGGGCGGCTGTTTTCGATCGAGCGGATCGCAGCGGTGGAAGCTGAACCTGAATCCGAGGCGCTGGTGCGGGCGTGGGATTTGGCGGCAACTAATAAAAGCGGACGAAATGACCCGGACTGGACTGTTGGGATCAAGTTATCCCGCGATAAGACTGGACGGTATTGCATTCTGGATGTGGCCCGTATCCGGGGAACATCACATCAGGTGGAGGCGCTGATCGTGAGCACGGCGCAGCGGGACGGCACCAAAGTCCTGGTTGCCATTCCCGAGGACCCCGGCCAGGCCGGAAAAAGCCAGATGTCCTATATGACACGTCAACTCGCCGGGTTCCATGTCATCGCTGAACGGGAGACCGGGTCCAAGGAGACGCGGGCCATGCCGCTCGCGTCCCAGGTGGAAGCGGGCAACCTGTCCATCGTTCGGGCAGATTGGGGGCGAACATTGCTTGATGAGATGCGGGATTTCCCTTGGGGGAAGAAGGACGATCAGGTCGATGCGCTGGTTCGGGCATTTACAACCCTTTCGGCCCGGCCACGCACCGCTGGGCCGGTCGCGATGACGATTTTCAATCGCTGAGAAATTTGGAAATTCATGTTCGATACTCTTTGCGAGTTGGTGCCGCGGGATACGGACTATCCGGACAGAGTCCGCAAGTTGACGATCCTGAACCGTGTTTTGGATGGCTCTATATACGACTCACTTCCCTATCATTTTCATGAGGAACGGACGGAAGCCGGGGAGTATGTCCCGCTGCGGCAACGCCGTCCGAGCGTCCGGTATCCTGTTTGCAGGACTGTTGTTGAGGACAGTGTTTCCTTGCTGTTCAGCGAGGGTCATTTCCCGACGATCGAGAGCCCCGATCGGACGGTACGTTCCATCTTTGGAAAAATCGTCAAGGAAGCCAGGCTAAACCTGGTGATGATCGACGCCGCGATGAGGGGTGCGACTGGATCGGTCGCCCTGTTGTTGCGGGTGTTGAAGGGGCGGGTTTTTGTCGATGTTCTGGATACGCTTTACCTTACCCCGATTTGGGATCCATCCGAGCCGGATACGTTGGCCAGGGTGGACGAGCGATACAAGGTATCTGGTGCTGATCTTGTTCGAAACGGGTATACGATCGACGATCCCGATGGCCTGTATTGGTTCACGCGCTGCTGGGACAAGGACGGCGAAATCTGGTTCGATCCGGTTCCCGTTGGCAGTCCGGCCGTTCCCGTCGTCGATGAGGTGCGCTCCGTTAGTCATAAACTGGGTGCGGTGCCGATCGTCTGGATCAAAAACCTGCCGGGACAATCTACGACCGGGGATAAAGCCGACGGGGCGTGTACCTTTACGGCAGCGATGCATACCCAGGTTGAAATTGACTACCAGCTTAGTCAGGTCGGGCGTGGGCTGAAATACAGCAGCGATCCGACGCTGTTGTTGAAGGATCCGGCTCTGCCGGACGGCGAGCTGATCAAAGGCGCGGGCAATGCCCTGATCGTCTCGGAGAAGGGCGACGCGCGGCTGCTGGAGATCGGCGGGACGGCGGCGGCAGCGGTGATTGAATATGTCCGCACGCTGCGCGAACTGGCGCTGGAAAGTATTCATGGCAACCGAGCGAGCCCGGACAAAGTGGCGGCTGCGCAGTCGGGTCGTGCGTTGGAACTGCTTAATCAGGGACTGATCTGGCTGGCCGACAATTTGCGGACAAGTTACGGCGAGGTCGGGCTGTTGCAGCTAGCTCGGTTGATTGTCCGCGCGTCAGGGATTTATACTCTAGTTGTTTTCGGTGAAGCCATTGGGCCGCTGGATCAAACGGCCGCGCTAAGCCTGAAATGGCCGCGATGGTATCCGACGACGGCAGATGACCGCCAAAAGGATGTCCAGTCCCTGACATCGTTGGTCGCGGCTGGATGTATCAGCCAGGAGAGCGCGGCCAGAGCGATCGCGTCCTGTTACGACATGGAATACATCGAAGATCAATTCACCCCCGGAAGCTCTGATAATTTTGAATGAGATCATACATGTTGGAAACACAAACCGAACCGGGCGACGACACGGAACGCAACGGGCCGGGCGATGAAATTATTAAACTGCAAAACGACTTTCGGTCTCGGCTGATCGCGGCGAACCTGCGGACAGAGGCCGTGAGGGCGGGTATGGTCGATCTCGATGGCCTGAAGTTGGTCGATCTGTCCGGTGTCGATCTGGACGAGCATGACAAGGTCATCGACGGCAGCAAGCTGATGTCGGAGTTGCGGCGTAACAAGCCTTGGCTTTTCGGACGCGCCTCATCTTCCAGCGCCGCGGTTGCGCCGGCATCGAGGCCGGTCAAACAAAAGACGGCGATGGAGATGAGCGACGAAGAATATGTCGCCGCGAAGATGGCTGTCACCAAATACCACATCTAGAATTTTCAAAAACAGTCATCGTTTTATTATTCCGAATAGGATGGTTCATGGGCATTCAAAATTTTCCCGCCGCACTTCAGCCGATTATTCAGCAAGGCTTCCTGGAGCGGGAGTTCTCCCAGGCGTTGCAGTCGCGACTGGGGTATCGGGCGTGCGCTGACCGGGTGAAGGTTGCCGTTGGCATCGGCGAGACGCTTACCAAGACACGAGCCGGTCTGAAGCCCTCGGTCACGACGCCACTCGCGCCAGCCACCAATACGAACCTGGACAACGGATTGTCGCCGACGACCTGGGGCGTTGAGCAGTATACGATCAGCATCAATCTCTATGCCGCGACGACCGATCTGAACGTTGTTACGGAACGGGTGGGGATTGCCTCGCAGTTTCTACAGAATGCCTATGTCAACGGGGAGCAGGCGGCGCGAAGCCTGGATGAACTGAGCCGGAATGCTTTGTTCGGTGCGTATCTGGGGGGCAATACGCGGGTTCGCACGACGTTGTCGAGTGCGGCACCGAGTGTGTCGGTAGATGATGTGCGCGGGTTCCTGACGGTGTTCGTCAACGGCGTGCAGCAACCGGTCAGCGGCGGCAATCCGATGACGGTGACCATCGGCGCGAACGTGTATAGCCTGGTTTCGGTCGGTGTGGATGCGACGAACGTCTCGACCTCGCCGAACGGCATTTCCGGCACGTTGACATTGTCGGGCAACGTGTCGGTATCGGATGGCACCGCGCTGAACACCGTTACCGCGGCGAGTGGTTCGACGATCGTACGTCCTTCTCAGCGGGGGAATACGTCGCTGATCACGGCGTCGGACACGTTGACCATGGCGAACCTGTTGGACGCCGTCGCGAAATTGCGGATGAACGCGGTGCCGGAAATCGAGGGCGCCTATAACTGCTATCTGGACCCGGTATCCGCGCGCCAGCTTTTCGCCGATCCTGATTTCAAACAACTCTTTCAGGGTGCCACGTCGGCGAATCAGGTTTTCAAGAAGGGGATGACCAACGACTTTCTGGGGCTGCGGTTCGTTCCAACGACGGAAGCGTTCGTGCAGGCACATCCCACGCTTTCCGGCCTGATGGTACGGCGCCCCGTGATCTGCGGCCAGGGTGCTTTGATCGAGGGCGATTTCGCGGGCATGGCCGCGACGGATGTGGCGCCGGCGGACTCCATCATCTCGATGGTCGATGGCATTGCGATGGTCACACGCGAGGCAATCGATCGCCTGCAGCAGATCATCGCGCAGTCCTGGTATTGGATCGGCGGCTTCTGTGCGCCGTCCGACACCACGACCAATCCCACAACCGTTCCGACCGCGACCAACGCCGCCTATAAGCGCGCCGTTATCGTCGAACATATCGGCTAAGAGCGACAGATGCCTCTTGGTTCGGTTAGTCCGTTCCGCCCGACCGGCACGGTGACTCTGCCGGTTGGGACCGTTTCCGCGAACATTGCCCTGTCAGGTGGCGGCGATTCGGTTGTCGTTACGAATACAACCTCCGGACTGGCGTATATCCGGTTCGGGTCCGATCCGACCGTGAATGCGTCGGTGACCGACATGCCAATCCTGGCGGGCAGCAACATGATCTTGTCGGTGAACAGCCTGATTTCCTATGCGGCGGCAGTTTCCCCGTCTGGTTCGGGTGATATCTTGTTCAGCCGCGGCGACGGGTCGTTCATTTGAACCCGCTAAGCGACGCTGAGAAGGTCGATATCCGGCGCCTGTGCGGATACCCGGCCTACGGGGCCGCGCCCACCGGGATGCAGTCCTGGCGGTATTTCCAGGTCTATGGGCTGCTTGAGTTTCGACTAAACAACCTTGGGGACGCCGAATTGGTGATCGCGCGGCGATATATTGGCACATTGAATGCGTTGGAGGTCGCAATCCCCGCGACCTCGGACGGGCTTGATACCGACCAGGCATCGGTCTGGACTCGGAACAAGGATGAGCTGGCCGACCGGATCAAGCTGTTTGACGAATGGCGGAGGCGGCTGTGTGGGTTCCTGGGTGTTGCTGCTGGCCCAGGCCTTTCCAGCGGTTCCGCTACGTTGATTGTCTAGCCGATGCACGGGCGTAAACCGCAGGACCGATTCTATCTTGGCTTAGGGGCATGCGCCCGGCATATGGGCGAACTGGGCGATGCCTTTCGGCCAGAAGGGCCGTCCGATCCCTTGGATCGCAAGAACCGCTTCCTTCGGCTGCCGACTGCCTTTGTCCCTGCCAGGGGAACCGGGAGCCATACCAATGTCTATGGTGAGGCGCTGTGGCATGGTCTGTTCGATGCCAGTTACACCCGACCTGGCGACTACCTTGTTGTAGGTGCTGGGACGTATTTTATCGCTTCGCAGGCGCCGCTTCTCCCAGTCTTGTGCGTGCGTACCAACCGGACAATCTCGGCTTCGCGGGCGGGCATGCAGACAAACGCGGCGCTGAACGGGTATGGCGGCTACACGCCGAGCGCTAGACGGATGTTGATGGAAAAGTGGCCCGCCAGCGTACTTGGCGACGGACGCTCGGCCAGTTCCTCGGCAGGCCTGCCTACAGACCAGGCGGCGCCGATCTGGGACATTCTTCTTCCGTCTGTCGCGGGCGTTCTTTTGTCCCCTGGTGACATCGTGACCGATGACCTGGGCCGAACGGCGATCATCGCCGGTTCCGAACTTACGAATTTGGGATGGCGCATCAGCGCCAAAATGGCGACGACTTAAATGGCTGATATTTCCGATGTGGAAGGTGCTGTCTCGGACGTTGTTACGTCCATTCTGTATCCCAACGGTTCCGCGCAAGCCAGTGTCGTGGGTTCACTGTGCCGGATCTACCGAGGCTGGCCGACCGCGGCGACGCTGAATGCAGATCTGACCGCCGGCGTGGTGAATATCACAGTCAACAGCGACAATGACGCGGGACGAATCACCACACGATATCTGCAACAATGGCAGACGCGCGCCACGTCGCCGGGCACGACGGTCGGGGTGTCGGGACAAACGCTAACGATTTCGGGGGTTCCTGCCGCCGGCGATGCCGTTGGAGTCGTGATCGATGGGGTGCCCCATGCCTATCGCGTACAACCTGGAGACAGTGTGGACCTGATCGCGGCAAACCTGGGACAGGCTATTCAGGCCACGCGGATGGCAAATTATCAGGGGTTCGCTGTCACCATCCCAGGCGCTCATGCGGTGAGCGCGCACGTTGTTTGCGACAGTCTTGCGTCGGTTGAAACCCGACGCCAGGAAAAGGATATTCGGATCGCCTGCTGGTGTCCGACACCGTCGATCCGAGATGCGGTCGGTGCGGCGATCGACACCGAACTGAGCGGCATGGCGTTCCTGCCATTACCCGACGGGACGCAAGCGCGCGTGAGCTATCGCAATACCCAGAGTTACGATCAGTCCCAGAACGCCCTGCTTTACCGAAGGGACCTTGTGTATACGATCGAATACGCGACGATCGATACGGATATGCTCCCGTCAATGTTGTTTGGCGTGTCTGATCTCGGTGATAATACGACATATATTTAGGTTTTTACGATAATGCATCATTTGGTGGTTATAAAGCGGTTTCTGAATTACGTGCGCGGGGACATCATCGACGACGCTAACAAGGTTACTGAAATTCTTGCGACCGAATACAAGAAGTTCGTGACGAAGATCACCCCACCGAACGCGCCGAAGGGCTGATCCCGATGCCAATTGCACAGCAAGGCAGCGTCAATACGACGTCACTGATCGTACCGGATCTGTATGTTCAGATTGTCGCACCGCAGAACCTGGTCCTAAACGGGGTTCCCACGAACATCGTCGGGGTGGTGGGTACTGCTTCGTGGGGGCCGGTGAATGAACCCGCCATTGTCAGCACAATGGCGGATTACGCCCAGCAGTTCGGTGCGATCATCCCCCGGAAATATGACATGGGAACGCAGGTCGCGACCGCGGTCCAACAGGGTGCCCAGAACTTCCGGTGCGTCCGGGTTACGGACGGGACCGATACGGCCGCGTTTGCCGTCGTTCCAGGGTCCAATGCCTCATTTACCGCGCTTTATACAGGGTCGCTTGGGAACCGGGTCACTTTGACGCTTGGCGCGGGGTCACAACTGAATTCCTGGAAGCTTTCCGTACTGCTGCCAGGCTTCGAGCCGGAAGTCTACGATGGCCTGACCGGCGATGGGGCAGTATTCTGGTCGGGCTTGGCGGAGGCGGTCAATAATGGCCAGGGTCCCCAACGGGGACGCTCGCAGCTTGTGGTGGCGAGCACCGGCGGGACGACGGCATCGCCGGCGGCTTTCTCGCTTTCCCTGGGATCCTCGAGCGCCGGGGCGGATGGCGCGACACAGGTCGGTAGTGTGCAGTTGGTTGGCGTCGATGCGCCCGTTCGTAGCGGAATGTATGCCCTGCGAGGCCAGGGTTGCGGCCTGGGAATGCTGGCCGATTGCGACGATCCGACAACGTGGACCACGCAGGGGGGCTTCGGGCTGCAGGAGGGGATTTACATGGTCCTCACGACACCGGCCGGCGATACGATTCCGAATGCAGTCACAACGGTCGCCGGTACGGGATTGAACACCTATGCCGCCAAGCTGATGTTTGGTGATTGGCTGTGGTGGTCGGATGCCGCCAACAACACAATTCGCCTTGTTTCGCCGCAAGGCTTCGCGGCCGGCCGCCTGGCCAATCTGTCACCGGAACAGTCGAGCCTGAATAAGCAAATTTACGGTGTTATCGGTAGCCAGCGGGCGGGTACCCCGGGATCGGGCCAAAGCACGACGTATTCATCGGCCGACCTGGGTGCGCTGTTGAGCGCGGGGATCGACGTGATTTGCAATCCGCAGCCTGGAGGGTCCTATTGGGGTGTTCGCGGCGGCATCAACACGTCGTCCAACGCAGCCGCAAACGGTGATAACTATACACGACTGACCAACTATATCGCCGAAACACTTGCTGCTGGAATGGGTTTGTATGTCGGACAGGTGATCAACAATACGCTGTTCCAGAATATACGGTCGACGCAATTATCGTTCCTCAACAACATGTATGGACAGGGGTTGCTGGGCAGCACGGATGGCTCCCTGCCGTTCAGTGTGATTTGCGATACGACTAACAACCCGGCGTCACGGACCGGCCTGGGTTACGTGCAGTCCGATGCCCAGGTCCAGTATCAAGCCATCAACGAACGCTTTATCGTCAATGTCGAGGGTGGGCAAACCGTTCAGGTTTCCCGCCAGACATTGCCGACCGGCCAAGTTAACTAGGACATCAACCAGTGGCACTGACAACATTTTCTATCGGCCGCGATACCCAAATTGTCGTTATGGGACCGACGGGTAGGGTCGATCTCAGCCATGTAACGGGCTTCGAAAGCCGACAGATCACAAGCCCGGTCAGGGTAAGCCGGATTGATGGAACCCAGTTGGCCACCGAACTTCCGAAAGGTTGGGAGGGCAGCTTCGAGGTCGAACGCGGCAGTTCGGCATTAGACGACCTGATTTCCACGATCGAGCAGAATTTCTACAGTGGCGGTAGCGTCGCACCCGGAACGATGTATCAATACATCACCGAGGCCGACGGTTCGGTTTCCACCTACCAGTTCGACGGCATTGTCTTCAAGCTGACGAGTGCGGGCGTTTGGAAGGGCGACTCCAGCGTGAAACAGAAGCTGGAATTTTACGCCACGCGGAAGCGGCGGATCTGATGACACCATCGCAGACGATTATCCATGAGGCTACGCGTACATTCGCGGTAACCGATACAAAAGGGCGAAGCCTGCTGCTCCGTCGCCTGACCGCGCTGGATACACTGCGCCTATTCAAGGCCGCCGGACCAGAACTGGCCCAGAACGAGGCCTGGTTGGGGATGGCGGGGCTTGCGTTCTCGGTGGTTGAAATCTCGGGTGTACCGATCCCTGCCCCGAAAAGCGAGGCCCAGATCGAAGGGATCATCGAGCGCCTCGGGGACGAAGGCTTGGCCGCAATCGCGTCGGCGTTGAAGCCTAACGAAGCGGATCCAACCGCGGGATCCGACGTGGGAAACTCGCTCGGCACCCCGTCCTGATCGACTGCCTTTACCTTGTTCGGCATGGGGTGCCGTTCGACGTCGCCTTTTCTCTTTCGACATCGCAGCGAGCGGCGTTCGTTATCGCACTCGGGACCCTGGATGGACACCAATTCGATTGGGCCAGCTATGGCTGGAAGGAGTCGGGGTCATTTGTCACGTAAACGCTGGCCGCCGTTTGTCCGTGCTTGAGGGGGCGCCTAGTCTTGTCACTGAGAAATCGTATCGCATGGTTCCTTCGCATGAAGGATATATTTCGCTTCCCAAGAAGTTTTCTTGCCCCCACAAAGAGCCGGTTTCGCCGACCACGAACGCCGACCGCAGACATTAGCGGCGGATTACTCCCTATTATTCGCGGGACGAAACAGAATATCGCCGCGACACAATCCCTGTCCGCAGCCGGAATTGCATCGGCTGGTGCTGGAAGACCCCACCGCACACCTTCAATGTACAGTTCCGCCGATCGAGAACGCCTACCGAGTGCGTTCTCGGAGGCAGTCAGATCATCCCGTGGAAACATTGCTCCGGCACTTTACGCACGCCCGATCCGCCGCCCATCCGCGAACGCGTCACCCCCAGGACCGCGCCCGTTCGTCAACGGAGGGTATCCGGCGGCTACTGCGCCCGAGGTCCGTTTTCGGAAAATGACGGGGGCCGCGGCGCTTTCGAAAAAACAACTAAAGGGGCAACGCCTGTATGCGACGGCTTATGGCAGTTTGGCTTCGCAACGGACCGGCTTTCCGGCAAGAACTTTCGCCCAAACTCAAATTGCTTTCGCCAAATCGGTGGCACCTCCACCTGGAACGGCGAGCGCCGACAGCGCTTCTTCCGCCAGCGATATAGCGGAGCCGAAGGAGGGCGAACGGCAACACGCGCCAAAAGGCGCTGATCGGGACGGCAAAGCAGCTTCACGCACCACCCTGCATATCGACGGTCATGCGCTTGGGCGATGGACAGTTCAACATTTGGAACGCGTTCTCGGGCGGCCATCCGCCGGGATGACGGGGGTAGACCCGCGCGCTAGTACTCCGAGAAGCAGAGTATCGCCTTTCTAATCCTCCGGAGGTCAGTTTTGCCGAACTCTTATATGCAACTGGGGCCGATCGTTTTCCAGGAATACGAAGTTCCTTCATCCGTCCGCTTCGGCGGTCGCCATCGGGTTGCCGTTCGCACCCTTTCGGGTGGGGCACGCGCGATCGAGCGGCTGGGGCCCGACGACAATGAAGTTCAGTTCGATGGGGTGTTCTCCGGCCCAGATGCCGAGATTCGGGCGGTCGCGTTCGACGAACTGCGACTGTCAGGCCAGGCCGTGTGGCTGGCTTGGCAGAGTTTCAGGCGCCTGGTTGTCGTTAAGACCTTTATTGCCGACTACCACAGCCCGTGGTGGATCAGCTATAAAGTGAGCTGTGTTGTCGTCCGGCAGGCCTTGTCGGATATCGTTCCGGTCCCGATCCTACAGGGAACGCTTGGCTCGGATTTAAGCAACGCGCTGGCGGTTGCATCTTCGTCGGGCGTCTCAATTACGCCATTGCAGTTGGCCCTATCCAGCAGCAACGTGGCAATCCCCGGCACCTTGGATCAACGTGCGGCCCTTGAAACGGTCGAGGCGACTTTAGGTTCTCTCAATAGCCAGATCGACGATCAATCCATACTTGTGACCGGGCCGCCGCCCGCCGATCAGAGCGTGGGGTCACTATCGGACTACGTGACGAACGCGGCGGATTCAGCAGGAATTCTGGCATCAGCGGCCGCGACACGTTGCTATGTCGGACGAATTGGAGTCAATCTTAATGGGTAACGTCTCTCCCGTCCGGATTATCACAGCCATCGGGGGCAATTTGTTTCAAATTGCCGCAACTCAATTGGGAAGTGCCATGCAATGGGTCAACATCGCCCAGGCGAACGGCATCACGGACCCGAACCTGTCCGGGCCCACCGAGCTTGCCATTCCGGCGCTTTCTGCCGCCTTCACGAACGGGGTCAGTCCGCAATAAATGCTCCCCGTTCCCGCCCCCGTTATCGAAGTCACCATTGATGGCACGCCAATATCCGGGCTTCTGTGGGCCTATATTGTCACCACGAACTCCTTTTCGGCGGACACCTACGCATTGACCTTCGCTATCGGCGTTCAACCACAAGAGGACATCGGGTTTTGGTCAAGTTTGACTGCCGGCACTGTCGAGGTGGGGGCAGACTACAATTCCCTTATCACCGGCATAATCGATACGATCCGGATCGATCCTATCCGTGGCGTTGCGACGATCGAGGGGCGAGACCTGTCAGGAAGGCTGGTGGACTGCTACAGGCAGCAGGATTTCGTGAATCAAACGGCATCCGAAGTTGTCTCCACGATCGCGCGGTATCACGGCTTGCCGCCGGTCGTAACGACAACAGAGGGCAATATCGGCCGTTATTATGCGGATGGTTATACCAAACTGTCCCTGGGGCAATTTTCCCGATCCCAGTCAGACTGGGACCTGATCGTTCAGCTTGCCCGTGAGGCCGCTTTCGACGTGTTCGTTCAGGGAACGTCGCTATATTTTCAGCCACCCACATCGGCAACCACTGTCCCTATCGCATTATCTCTGCGCGATGTGCAGGCACTGTATGTTGACCGGAACATCAACATGGCGAACAATTCCAGTGCACAGGTGCAGTCCTGGAACTCTCGCGATATGGTTTCATATTCGAGTTTGCAGGCTCAGCAGTCCGGGGCTTCAGGATCACCTTCGCTTCCGTTCCTGTTTTCAGGGTCGAATTATACCGCCCAACAGGTTACTGATACCATGAGCCAATACACTGCGGAACTGGGGCGGCTTACGACCACCTTACGGATTGAAATGCCGTGGAATGCGGCGCTAACACCGCGCACCATCATCATGCTTAGCGGAACCGGATCCGCTCTTGATACCACCTATCGCGTCGATACCGTGGAGCGCCGGTTTTCCGCGTCCTCTGGTTCCGAACAAACAATTTACGCCTGCCAGGTCTGAGATCGGTATTGATTGGGCGCATTGTGACAAACACACTATCAAACATAATAAAGTCTCATGCCTCTACACTCGATAAATCGATTGGGCAGGTAAAATTTGGAACCGTCGCATCGGTCAATCCAAACGACGCGACCGTGCGGGTCATCGTCCAGCCAGAAGGCGTGCTTTCCGGGTGGCTGCCCATCCTGTCCCATTGGGTTGGCAATGGCTGGGGTATGGCTAGCCCGCCAACTCCGGGCGACCAAGTGGCGCTTATTCCCCAGGAGGGGGATATCGAACAGGGAGTTGTCGTCGGTTGCTTATTTTCCAATAAGCAACTGCCGCCGCCGGCCCCTAGCGGGGAGTTGTGGCTGGTTCACGCGGGAGGA